GCATCATTCACGCCTGCTTTTTCCAACTCACCGTTGATAATTTTCTTTTCAACATTAGCAGGTGGCCAATCTTGTTCATAGGTATTTCTAAATCTTTCCAAAAATGCTTCGTTAAGCACATTGGTAAATATATAACGGCCATCCTCAGAACCTTTGCCTTTGGTGTTAGCGGTAGCAAAGATAGTGAAACCCGGAGTGGGTGTAACCAATTCGCCTTTTTTCTTCAGCAAAAATGGTTTACCTTCTAACACTCGTTGAAGACAACTTAGGTTCTGAGCGCCGTAATCGATCTCGTCAATACACAACACTGCACCTTCACGAGCAGCCGTTGTGACAGGACCATCTCTCCATTCCATTTGACCATTGATAAGAACATAGTTACCAAGTAGGTCTGCCTCATCGGTTTCAGGTGTCATGGATACTAACACAAATTTTCGTTTGAGTTTAGCACACGCCTGTTCGATAGACATTGTTTTACCGTTACCAGATTGACCAGTAACAAAAACAGGAAAGAAAATGCCTGATTTTATAATTTGTAATACATCATTGAAGTTGCCAAAAGGAACATAGTTTGAATATGGTTCAGGCACCAAATCAGTCATCGAAAGTTCAGTGGCAACATTCGCAATTCGGTTACCAGATGTTTCGATTGTATTATTGATTGGTACAACTTTTTCCTTTTTGGCAACATTGGATTGTAGGGCAATAGCCGGTGAGTTACCAGGAACTTTATAAAGACCACGCCCAATTTTGTTTTCTAGTTGTTTGGTGAACCAACCATAACTTTTTAGACCAACCTCTTGGCCAATTTTGTTTAGTTCGGTTCGAGATACTGATTGTTTACCAGTAGATTTAAGTTTATCAAGGAACTCTTGACGGACTTTTTGTAATGTAGACATAATATATTCTCCTTATTTCACTATCTTATGTGTCCATCCTATCACAACTGGACGGAAAGTCAAGCCCCCTAAGCAGCTATTTTTTCAATAAATTTGCTAACTAGGACTCTATTTACTTGTTTGCCTTTGTTCATTTTGAGAAAGGCAGATTTTAATTTTGCTGAAGTTACTTTGCCTGTCACTTCAATATCTTCATTTTGAACGGTTAAATCTTTACCACCAAGAATCAAATAAAAATCATCATAACCTGGTTTTTTAGAAATTAACAATTTGTCTTTTCTGAATTGTTTTACAATTTGTAATTCATCATCGTTGAGGTATCTCGCTGTGTGTCCATAGCTTGATGTTTTGCTACTCACATATTGTCTAGCAACAGCGTCTCTTACATATCTTGTTGTTGGTGGAACAAGATAGAAACCAACAATTTTAGAATTGGTTGTTTGTTTGAACCAATCACAAACAACCTGATACATTGATTTTTCACCTCCAGTAATATATGTTGATGAGTATCTATTTTTCTTATCTGTTAAAACATAGATAGAATCATAATCAAGGTATTTTCCATAAGGTCTATCTTTATTGTTACTGAATGGATCATCTAAAGCAACTTCTCTATTTGTCATGTCAGCATCACCATCATGAACCACAACAAGATTAACTAAATCGAGGTTGTTTTGTTTTTTAAATTCTGGAACAATATAGCCCATCACATACATTGCTTGTGTCAATGGAGTGTTTGTTAAGTTTTCAAAATCTGGAACATAAACTCTATCATTATAAAGAGAACTATAACTTTTATATGATTCCCATGCTTTTTTAAGTAACAATAAATTTTTCAGAGCATTGTTATAATCAGAAGTTCTCATGGTTGAATTTAAATATTCTCTAATACTTACATTTTCAAACCAAACATTACCTAATTTTTTCTCAAATGATTCAGGTAATGAAATATTATTTTCTTTTTCATAACCAAGGTCGGTTGCATGAGTAATTCCAGAATAACCAAAGTTATACACGGTAAATGGTATATTTACTTTTCTGCAAAACGATGCAAGAATTAAAACTTGTTCAATTGAACCTGGTAAGTTTTCAAACATTGAACCAGAATAGTCAAGTAATAACACAAGACCGTGTGATTTACCTTTAGGCATCATCATAACTTTTCTGAAAATATTATCATCAAATTTATAACTAGCAAGTTTGTTAATATCTAAATCACCAGTGCTTGAAATTTTTCTTTTCGCAAAAACTTTAGCAGCCTTTTTCATCTCAAATTCTTTAGCAAGTAATGAAATATACTTGTCATTTTTCTTTTTGAATTCTGTTAGTAATTGGTCACCTAAATCTTTTTTGAAATATTTGGATCCAATTTGTCTTTCGAATTCTTTTGTTAAAAGTTCTTGGACTCTTTTTACAGGAGTTATAATATTTTTTAGATTTGGTTTTGGAAAGTTTAAGTAAACTCTTGGTTTACAAACATCGTCAACCAATGAGTTTTCATTTTGACGATAAACTTCATCTGTTTGGCATGATGGTTGAAATTCATCATCGCCTGTATAATCTTCAGATTCTTTGTCACGGTTAAGTGTTTGCACCATTTCATCTTCAAGTTCTTCTTCACCTTCTTCGTTATTGCCTGAAGTGTTACCAGAACCTTGGTCATCATCGGTATCACCTTCACCGCCCTCTGGTTTGATTGTGTTTTCATTTTTATCTTCTGATTGCTCTTGGTCATCTTCTGAATCATCGTAATCGTATTCATTTTCAAAAGATAACTCATCTTCATATTCTAATTGCTCTTCTTTTGAGTAAGCATAAATCTCATTAGTAACTTTTACAACTTCTTCCCATGATCATAAATCTCATTAGTAACTTTTACAACTTCTTCCCATGATTCTGTTGATTTTGCTTTTTCTAATAACTTGGTTTCTTCTTCATTGAAATCAATAGGTAAAGTATACTGAGATTTTGTGAACAGATTTAATCTATCAATAAAAGGTAATTTGTTTGGATTTCTACCATTTAAACCAAAGAAATCTTTTTTAAGTAAACCTTTATAAGCTTCTGCAAATGATTTACGAAGACCAGGATATTTTCTTTGAACTTTTTTCTCAATACGAGCATCTTCAACCACATTTAAGAAGTTTTTGAAATTTCACATTTAAGAAGTTTTTGAAATTTTTAGGTTTGCTTTTATCAAGCACAGCATCGTGCCATCCATCAGCAGGAGTAAATAATGCGTGACCAACTTCATGACCACATAATAAATCGTATAAAGCACCGTCCATATCTTTCCAGATTGGTAAATATAACACACGATTTTTCGGGTCAAATTTAGCAGTTGATATTTTTTGATGTTGAACATCAACATTTTCTGTGGCCATCAACTTAGCTAACTGTGATTTTGATTCTTTTAACATATATTCTCCGTATTTCTCTATCTTATATGGATAGGATACATGAAAAAAGGCCTTTTGTCAAGGCCTTTCGCTACTTTTTTTAGGAAATAAAAATGAACAAAATCAATAAGTTGGAGCGGAGTGTCAGATTTGCACTGACTTTCTAATCGGGGAGACTAGAATGTTCTACAACTCTCCGCAAAATTGGAGCGGTGTGTTGGATTCGCACCAACGGTCTTAACGGGGAGAGAAGACTGTTCTAATAACGCACCGCATTAATCATTGTTATGTGACCATTATTACATACTTTTTCAATAAAGTCAAGCAATAATTTTATTATTACCGACCTACTTGGTTGAGATACATTTCTTTTGTTTCTTCCCAAGTTAAAGTTGTTAGGTTATCATAAAATAAGGTTTCATGTGAAACTCTATCTTGTTCTTTTAGGTTGTTAATTCTTTTGGTAGCATACTTATCTTTCCAAATTTGAACTAGAGCTTCAGTTGAGGTATCAAATGATTTTTTAAGTTTATCTTCTTTGATATCACCTCTTAAGAATTCTGCTGTATTATCATATAGTGGAGAGAAATAAATTCCTCTTGCGTGTTCTGAGCGAATCAATGCTTTATCCAATTTCATTTGAGAATAAGCAAACTGTAACGACCTATTTTTATGGTCTCGTTTATGTGGTTGACCACTTGGTTTCTTCGCAACATACCAATCAAAATATTTTCTTGTGTGGTTTTTCATTAACCAGTTGTTAATTTGTTTTCTTGTTTTTCTGGTTGGTTCAAATGCAACTGAACCCGCTGTGAAACCCATTTTCTTCCAATGTGATAATCTATCATACTGAGATAACCCACCAGTTTTTGTTTTACCATATAATGATGTTGTAGTTACACCAACAAGTTTATCACCATACAATTCTTGCCATAAATTTTGTATCTTGTCATCTAAACATAATAGTGCTAATAATTTACCACCTGTGTAATTATAACCTAAAGGTTGGAGAGGAACAATCGTGGATCCAATGGCTGTATGGTTGATCATTGATCCTTGCGTTTTAAGTTCTCTACTCCAACCGATAAAGTTATCTCTTGGCGTTAAATCTAAAAAATCTGAGGAAATACAAATAACACCAAGATACTGTTTGGTCGGTTTATCTCTTACAACAAAGTTAAGATTACGACCAATGTTTGAATTGTTTTTCATTGTTGATGAAAATGTTCTGATTACATTCCAAAGTTCAGGTCCAAAGTTCAGGTAAATCATCTTGTTTGTTTGCATAGATTAACTCTGGTTCTAACTTCATGTAGTCATCTACATTTTTAGGATTCCAAATATTTGTTTTGACTTCTTGTATAGCTCGGCGTTGCTTCTCATCTTCTAATACTTTTGTCTCGCCTTCCCACAAATCATTGACTGTAACAAAAGGATATCGTTCTTGCACTTCACACCACTTTTGATATAAAGTATATTCTTTCACATCCATTTGTGAAACAAATTGTAGGTCTTTGATTGTTTGTTCTTTCACCATATCAAAGTCAACATCTGGCATTTCGGTTACAGGATTAGCTTCTGACCATTTCTGCCATTGAACTTCTACATCATCTTTTGGATCCCAAGAATAACTCATTATCTCTTTCTTCTTTGTATTTTTTTAATCATCTTTTGTTGTTTTTGTCTTGCCATTCTCAATGCAACAGGACCAACATGGTCTGTAAATTTTACACCAAACATATGGTCATATTCATGTAAAAAACATCTTGCTGTGATACCTGTTAAGGTTTGTTTTTTCACTTCACCTTTTTCTGTTGTATATTCAACATCGATTGTTTCATTTCTTGGTATTTTAATATATAAACCAGGAAAAGAGAGGCAACCTTCATTATCTTTTACCATGTTTTCCGATACTTTTGTTACTTTTGCATTAATACAAACCATTTCAAAGTCATCTGTGCCAATAATAAACACTCGTTCAAATACACCACATTGATTGGCAGATAATCCAATACCACCAAACTTTTTCATTGTCATTCTTAATCGTTTAACTAAAGTATCCATAGCTTGATTTGGCAAACTTTGTGTTGGATATTCAGGTATCTCTTTTGATAACATTGGATGCTTGTCATCATATAACGGTAAAGGCTCAAGTTGAACGGGTTGTGAATGTTCCGTTTCTGTGTTTATAATTAATAAATTGTCTTCACTCATATTACCATCCTAGAAAAGTTTCTTTGTTTTTCAAATTTAATTACTGATTCAAATTTATCTTGTAATATATCGCCTTTGTGTGATATTACAAAAATATTAACCTGGTCTAACTCATGTAGTATTTTAATTAACTCATCAACACCTGTGGTATCCAATGATGAATCAAAAGTTTCATCTAATACTAATAAGTTTGTATTCGTAGAATTTTTTAACTTAGCCACTGACCGCCAGGTTAGCATCAGCGCCATATCAATTCGTTGTTTCTCACCTTGTGAAAAGTTATTATAGGTAAAGTCATCTCTAAACCTGGACTTAATGGTTTCTTTGAATGCTTCATCTAATGTAAAGTTCACAAAGAAATCTAACTTTGCCAAATACTTGTTAACCAATTTATTAATCACAGGTAAATATTGTTTAATAATTTTTGTTTTGATACCTGTATCTTTTAATAAAGAACCAGCAACTTCATAATATGTTTTTTCTTCAAGTAGTTCTTTATATTCTTTTTCTTTATTTTCTATTTCAACTTTTAATTCTTTTAGTTTTACTTCTTCAGCATCCGATTTAGTTTTTGTATTTTGTAGTTCTTCAATCTGTTCTTTTAACTTTTGAATGTATTTGTTTATCTCGGTAACAGAAGTATTATTGGTTGCAATCTTAATCTGTAACTCTTGGACTTCTTTTTGTTTTTCAGCAATCGTATTAAGTTTAGCTTGTTCTTCTAATACTTTTGTTTCTAATTCTGTTAAACCATGGCTACATTCATCCACTTTTTCTTTTAATACAGACACCTCTGTTTGTTTAAATGATTGTTCAATATGTTGTCTACAAGTTGGACAATTATCATTGTGTTCAAAGAAATCAATATCTCTTTTATACTTTGAGAGGTTTGTTTCAATCTGAGCTTCTAATTGGTGGAATCTTTTGACCTTTTTCTCGGTTTCAATTCTATTCCCAATATCTGTCTGAATTTCTGATACTCTGGATCCAATGCTTTGTATTTCCTCATTGAGTTTTTTAATATTGTTTTCATTATCGGTGATATCTTGTTCATGTTTTTTTATTTTTTCATTGTTATCTTGTTTAAGTTCATTTACCCTTTTTTCTTCAAAAATAAATTCTTGTCGAACTAATTGTAACTCGTGTTTTTTCTCATTGGTCAATTCTTTATTGGTTGACAATTCTTCTTTGACCAGTTTGTTCATTGTAGAAAAGATTTGAATATCTAATAAGTCTTCAATAATTTCTCGTCTATCTCTACTTGATAGTTGCATGAATGGTGTAAATGAGGCTGAACCTAAAACAACAATCTGTGTAAAAGATTTATAGTTCATTCTTAAAATAAACTTTTCAAGTTGTTCTTGGTAATCTCTTACTGTTGCTTCTTGATTAACCAGTTCACCATCAACATATATCTCAAAAGTATTTGGTTTGATACCTCGTATAATTTTATACGATTTATTGTTTGTATCAAACTCAACCTCAACGACACAGTTTTTACCATTGATAGTATTTGTTAGATTAGCTTTAGGAATATCTCTAAATGGTTTCCCAAATAAACCAAAACACAAAGCATCCAGCATGGTTGACTTACCTGAACCATTAACACCCACAATTAAGGTATTGATGTTCTTGCTTAAATCAACTTCATTAAAGTAATTGCCGGTTGAAAGTAGATTCTTCCAACGGACTTTTCTAAATAATATCAATCAGTTTCTTCCGTGTGTAAGGCTTCTGTATATAATTCACGCATAATATCTTTTAGTTTTTCGTTATTCACTTCAAGTTTTAAACCATCAATGTATTTTGATAATATCGTCATTGTATCTTCTGCTTGGTTTACAATTTCTTCATCTGATTCTAAATTGTTTTCTGAAAAATCTTCAACAATCGAAATATCAGCTGCACCAACTTTATATAAATTATCAGTTAAGTGGTCAAACAAGTATGGATTTTGTTTATGTAATACAACAATTTTAACATAGTTGTCTTTATACATCTCATAGTCCATATTCTGAATATCATTTAAAGATAGGTCATTATCATCATAATTTATTTTATGAAATATTTCAAATGGGTTTTTTATAAATTCTAATTCTCTTGTGTGAGTATCGAATATATGAAACCCTCTTGGATCATTCCAATCCGCCCATGTCATTTGACCTGGTGTGCCAACATAAAAGATATGACCATCATTTGATTTATGATGAAAGTGTCCAGTCAATACGATATCATACTTGGTTAATGGTTTTTTGTCAATACCTGTTTGTGAAACATTGCCTTTATCCATTTCGAAACCTTGTATCTCAAAATGTCCAAAACAAATTTGTGATTTACTATTTTTAATGTGTTCCATAATTTGTTCTTCATTTTCAGCACATAGCCAAGGAACAATATCAATAGGAACACCATCAAAGTCTTTTGTAATAAACTCATC